ACTAAAACTACAAGCATGGGAAAAGAAAATGTCTAATTTTACATTCACTCACGAACACGGACCGAACCATAAAATTACTATGGAGATCGAAGAATATCATATTGACGAAGTACTTAATCGTTTTGCAGAGTTTCTGCGAGGATGTGGATTTCAGATTAAAGGTGAGGAATCGCTTGCAATAGTAAATGATTTTGAAAATACGGATGAGGACGAAACCCCTGAACATTTTTTCTATAAAGATCCACCTACAGATGAAAAGTTCAATTATGGAAATCATCAAATTTTCTATAAACAAGCTCCACTAGAAAATTATAAAATTAACTGGTATAAGACTTACGGCAGTATTCCTAATGTATATGCCCAAGGTAAAGATAATGGATAATCAGTTTATACTAGAAGCAAAATATCTCGATAAAATTAATCGAGTAAAGCGTAAGACTATTATTGGTGTTTTCAAGGATTTGAATTCTATGGAAAAGGTAAAAGACGAGCTTATCCAAGCGGAAACTCAGTATAAAGTTACATTTTCTATAACTTCACAATTTCATCCATTTTTAGATGCGATTGCTTGACTTCTGTTCCAAACGGTGTTATAATAAGACATTAAAGGAGCAAACATGAGTAACATCTTCAGTATTTTTGAGCAATTAGCATCTGACAATTCTCGGTTAGCTAAAGAAGCGATTCTTATAAAAAATAAAAATAACGCTACTCTTCAGCGTGTGTTTTATTTGGCGTTAGATCCCTTCGTTCAATTTTATATCAGAAAAATTCCTAGCTATGATACCAAGCCAGGCAATCTATTTTCCTTAGAAGAAGCATTGGACAATCTTATCGTATTGTCTGACCGAGTAGCAACAGGCCATAGTGCAATTAATCATTTACAATTTATTTTGGGATCGGTGAGTAAAGAAGATGCGAAAATTATTGAGCGTATTATTGCAAAAGACATGCGGTGCGGAGTCTCCGAAGCAACAGTTAATAAAATTTGGCCCAAAGCTATCTCGACGTACCCAGTTATGTTGGCTTCTGGATACGACCAAAAGCTCGTTGATAAAATCCCATTCCCAGCATACGTACAACTTAAACTCGACGGAATGCGATTCAACGCAATCGTCAAAGGCAACACGGTAGAGTTTAGATCTCGTAATGGTAAAGAATTAAATATTCCTAATCCATCATTTGCTATTCCGTTCATTAAAATGGCAGAACACTACAAAGCAGACATGGTGTTTGATGGTGAATTGTTGATTGCAGACTTTGCAGGCAAACCTGTCAATAGACAAACAGGTAATGGCATTTTGTCTAAGTCAATCAAAGGCACAATGAGTGAAACAGAAGCAGATAATGTTCGAGCAACACTTTGGGATGCTATTCCTTTTGAATCATTTACAGAAGGCATTGATAGAGAACCCTACAATGTTAGACTTGCTAAATTGAACAATGCTATATCACATGTAAATGCTCAATATACACAGTTTAGACATTACATTAGTTCGGTCTGGAATATAGAAGTAAATGATATCTATAATGCTCAGAAAATCTTTGAGAAGTTCTTATCCGAAGGTCAAGAAGGTACTATTCTAAAATCTAAGACAGGTATTTGGGAAGACAAGCGATCCAAAGAACAAATTAAGTTCAAAGGCGAATTAGAATGCGAACTTAAGGTTGTTGATTGGGAAGAAGGCACAGGTAAGAATGTCGGTCGCCTTGGAGCATTAGTATGTGAATCAAGCGATGGTGTTATTCGTGTTAATGTTGGTTCAGGTTATTCGGACGAACAGAGGGATGAATATACCAAAAAAGTAATAGGAAAAATTGTTACTGTAAAATATAATGCTCGTATTAAAGATAAATCTGGGGTTGAAAGTTTATTCTTACCCGTGTTTATTGAACTTCGTGAAGATAAAGATCAAGCGGAATCTAGCAAATCTATCAAGTAATTATAAATATTCGGGAAATGAGGATTTCATATGCCCGCTACAATTTATAAGTTTCCTGAGAGAAGAACCTATTACAAAGGTTACAAGATTCCTCTTTATACAGAAGAGGAAATCTTTTTGACTATTTTTGCTTTAAATATGTTCGGCGGCGTTAAAGAAAATGTCACATCTCAGACATTGGAAAATTATGAACCTGTCGAAGTGATCAAAGCATTAGTAGCAGCTAAGTCGAGTTTTGTTTTATCTACAAAAGCAAAACAATCTATAATTAATATACTTAAATCTATTGAAACATTGTGAATATATTTTACCTACATAATGATGTAACTGAATGTGCTAAAATGCACCCCGATAAACACGTTGTAAAAATGATCCTTGAATATGCTCAGTTACTTTCTACTGCTCATCGCTATCTTGACGGCACTCACATTGTTGGCCATTCTGACACTGGTCGAAAGCAAAGCCGATATGTTCTTCATGATAGTCGTGATAAGTTTCTTTATGCTTCCACTCATATCAATCATCCTTCAGCTATATGGGTAAGAAAATCCTCCGAAAATTATCTTTGGTTAGCTAATATGCTAATTGCTTTGTGTGAAGAATATACGTATCGCTACGGTAAAACACATAAGGTAGAAAGAGAAGGGTTATGCTATGTTTTATTAAAAAATATTCCTGAGAACATAGGAAATGAAGGTTGGTCTGAACCAACACCTGCGATGCCCGACGAATACAAAGTACCAGGCGATTCTGTGCAGGCATATATAAATTATTACCTAGGGGCTAAACGGCACTTAGCAAATTGGAAAAAACGATCTATACCATCTTGGTATGTAACTACTTGAAGGAAAATTATGTCACAATCACACCGAGTACCTGTTGAAAATGGATTTCATGACGACCGCGGTACTATCCTCCCCCTAACTCACGGCGAAGCTAATGTTCAAATGATCTGGTCTAAAGCTGGAGCATTACGAGCAAATCACTATCACAAGACTGATACGCATACTTGTTATTTAGTATCAGGCGAGATGATGTTCTATTGGCGTGATCATGGTGATACTAAAATTCATCGCGAACATTTTAAACAAGGCGATATGTTTAAGACTGGTCCTATGATTGACCATGAAATGGTCTTTGAAACCGATTCTACTATGGTAGTTATCTCAGAACACAAACGTGATGCTGACACATATGATAACGATATTGTAAAAATCTCTCCTCTTCACGAACAATATGTTGAAGTATAATTCATGCAGAGCCTGCAACAGCTCTAATATACAACCTTGGTTAGCATTACCAAGTTCACCTGTTGCCAATGCTCTTTTTCCAGAACCCGATTTTACCAGACATCCTTTAGAACTTAATAATTGTCTAGAGTGTGGTCATCTGCAACTAGCAACTGCTCCAGACCCAGATAGTGTCTTTAGATCATATAGATATAAGTCTGGCGTATCAGCATCTTTTAGAGAACACTTTAAAAAATATGCGTTTGATATAGTCAACAAATATGGATTTGGTAAATCCGCATCTGTATTAGAGATTGGAAGTAATGATGGATATCTATTAGAACAATTTAAGAAACAGGGTTGTAATGTAATTGGTATTGAACCCTCTATCTTTATGGCCAAAGAACATGATAATTTAGGAGTTCCTGTTGTAATAGGATTTTTTACTTCTGAAATGGTAGATAGATATAACTGGAGTAATCATTATGACTACATATGTGCAAATAATGTTCTTGCACATATACCGAATATGCAAGATGTAATATCCGGTATAGCAAAGGCTTTACGAGTCGGCGGCAAACTTATAGTCGAATGTGGAGACCAAGAAGGTATCATTAATGGTAAGTTTTTGGACAATGTTTATCATGAACATATTGATTACTATTCCAGCTACTCTTTTGCTAAATTATTAGAACGAGTTAATCTAAAAGTTATAAATGTTGAACCTATCAATACACATGGTTTAAGTTTTAGATTGATTGCAGAAAAAGTACATGCTAAAGTATTTGTGGATAGGTCACATCCAAAAATAGATTGGACTAAGGCTAAAACGGATGTGGAAGCTCTAATAGATGTTAGAGAAAATAAGATGCGAGCATTATTGGATGATAGAAAATTCGTAGCATATGGTGCAGCTGCAAAGGCAGTAACATCTTTGTATATGTTAGGTCTTGTTAACAATTTAATAGGCGTAGTTGACGACAATGAATTAAAACAGGAGTACTACTTCCCAGGTACAGACATACTCATAAAAAGTCCAAATGAATTGGACAAAGATGCGTTAGTCTTAATTACTGCATGGAATGTATTTGATGATATCAAAGCTAAATTAGTTGCACGAGGTCATACTGGAGAAATCATCTGCATGCAATAATATATGGTACAGGTAAATGGGCTTTTCTTATAGGTTCTAAATTAGAAAAACTAAAAGTCAAGCCCATTTATGTTGGTAGCAAAATATCACCAACAATAATATCCCGACAAGCAATACAAAATTTGTCTTATCGGGATATGCCTGTCTTTATATCATCTGCAACTGAATCTCACCTTGAAGATTTAAAACAATGTCTATCCCTTTATCCATCTAAAATATTTGTCGAAAAGGGGTTTGCAAATAGCGATCAAAGACAACAAGCTAAAGAACTTGTAGGAAATATTCCTACCTATATTTTATCACAGCACAGATACTCTACAATATTTGATTCTTTTATGGGTGCACAAGATGTCAATCAAATAACTAAATGCACTTACACATGGAAAATTGAAAGAGACTTTGTATCAGATTATCTATATCATCTAGCATCCATAGATGGATATATAAAAAAGAAACAAGTTGAAATATATAATAATGAGTATGGAAAATATAATATAGATAATATTTCTAGTTATACCGTAACAAAAAGTCCATATAGGCTTTTTAAAATACACATACAATCATCACTATATGATGCCACATTTAAAATAGGTAAATACAATAATATGATTATGGTGCCTAGAGGAACAGACCAAAAAATTATCATGACTACATATGGTGAAGATACCGTCGGAAAAATGATACATAATATTTTAGAAACAAATAGTAAAACAAAACTTGAGAGGTTATAATGAAAATTTTAATTTTAGGATCCGACGGATTTATTGGATATCATCTTACATCATCTATTCTACAAGATGATAGGTTTAAAGATGTTAGTATTTTTGGAGTTGATTTATATAAAACAAGAACAAATATGATACCGGCGAATAATAGATTTACTTTCCATCAAGCTGATATTATTAAGGATAGAGATCTTGTTGATAAATTGATAGAAGAGTGTGATGTAGTATTACCTTTTGTCGCAATAGCAACACCCAAATTATATGTAGAACAACCTATGAGAGTTTTTGAATTGGATTTTGAAGAAAATCTTCGTGTAATTAAGCTATCGCAGAAATTAGGTAAACGAGTTATATTTCCATCTACATCTGAAGTATACGGTAAAGGTGAGGCTCCGTTTGACGAAGAAACCACAGATTTAGTATATGGCCCCATTAAATATTCCAGATGGATATATGCTTGTTCCAAACAATTATTAGATCGTGTTATTTTTGCTATGGATCAAAAAGAAGGAATGCGATTTACTTTATTTCGACCATTTAATTGGTTAGGTCCGTATCTTGATTCTTTAGATTCTACTTCTGAAGGATCATCTAGATTAATTACACAGTTAATTGGCGATGCTACACAAAGAGGTGAATTAACCTTAGTAGATGGTGGTCATCAGAAAAGATGTTTTACTGATGTTCGAGATGGGGTATCTGCATTAAAAGAAATATTATTAAATGAAGTTACAACACAAGGTAAAATTTATAATGTAGGAAATCCATGGAATAATTTATCAGTAAAAGAAGTATCAGAAATTTTAATTGATAAATTGAAAGAAAGAAAATTAGTAGATACTGTAAAAATTAAAGTTAAGTCCAGTTCAGAATTTTATGGGGCTGGATATCAAGATGTATCTAATCGTGTTCCTAGTATCAATGCTATAGCAAATGATTTAAATTGGGCACCTAAATACACGTTTGCCGAATCATTGGATAATATCCTGGATACTATCGGTTATAAAAATTCATAAGTAATATATAATGTATCAGGAGCTTAATTAATGCCTATGTACGATCTAAAGTGTTCCGACTGTGACACTATTTTTGAGGTTTTTTGTAAATTTTCCGATAAGGAAAATCAAGAATGTCCGTCCTGTAAATCAACAAAAAGCGAAACCCACCATTCACAAATGATGATAGGTGATCCGATCCGTCTTGGAGTGCGAAAGATCGATGACGGGTTTCGAGAAGTCTTATCTAGGATTGGTAATGCCAATGGTATAAAAGCCAATCTTACAGATAAATTGAGTAGGAAATAAATTATGGTAGTTTATCTTTTTTCAACCGAGGGGGCGAATACATAAGTGTCGCCACCTTTCTTACTATCCAAAAAGAGGAAGAGCTCCATGGCAAAAAATACTAAAACCAATCTTCAAGTCCAATCTAATCCAACCCCTCAACTAACGTTAGCAAATAACAAGTTGAAATTAAGTTTAGATGATATGAAAACAATTAAGCCATTAACTGACAATCAGAAAGGTTTTTTTGATGCGTATGATAAATCTAAGATTATGTTATTGCACGGTGTTGCAGGAACAGGTAAAACATACATAGCACTTTATCATGCATTGGAAGAAGTTTTAGACAAAACAAATCAATATCAGAAAGTAGTAATAGTTAGGTCAGCTGTTCCTAGTAGAGAGATAGGACATTTACCCGGAGATGAGAAAGAAAAAACAGAAGTATACACAGAGCCGTACGTAGAAATTTGTAGAGATTTATTTGATAGACCAGATGCATATCAAAGATTAGTTGAACAAAAAGGTGTTCAATTTATGATAACATCTTTTGTTCGAGGTATTACCCTTAGCAATTCTATCATTATTGTAGATGAATGTCAAAATATGACGGACATGGAATTGAATTCAATAATGACTCGTATTGGACACAGATCAAAAATTATATTCTGTGGAGACTTTAGACAAACAGATTTATATAAGAAAACAGATATGTCTGGTCTAAAGAAGTTTATGGCTATTGCAGATATGATGCCAAATTTCAAAACATTTGAATTTGGAGTAGATGACATAGTTAGATCCGCTATAGTTAAGGAATATATATTAGCAAGGCTAAAATACGAAACCCAGTATGAATTGGGATAATAACTATAATAAGGAGTAAATATGAGCTTTGAATTCGAATTCACAGAAGAAAAATTAAAAAAGTGCTTATCGAGAAACAAAAATATCCATGACTTATTTGAGACGTTTAATACGGTATTGCCTAAATATGGTATAACAACTGTAGATAGAGTGGCTGCATTTTTAGCACAGTGCGGACACGAATCTGCAGATTTTACGGTACTACAAGAAAATTTAAATTATGGGGCTAAAGGGTTGTTAGGATTATTTAAAAAATATTTTCCAAACGAAGCTTTAGCCAAACAATATGAAAGAAAACCTGAAAAAATTGCAAATAGAATTTATGCTAATAGAATGGGTAACGGGCCAGAAGAATCTGGAGAAGGATACGCCCATCGAGGTAGAGGCGCTATTCAATTAACCGGTAAAGCCAATTATCAAGCATTTTCTAATTCTATTGGTCTTACATTAGAAGATGGAATTAAATATTGCGAAACTTTGGATGGTGCTATTGAATCCGCTTGTTGGTTTTGGCAAAAAAATAAATTGAATGCCATTGCCGATAAAAATGATATAGTTCTATTGACAAAGAAGATCAACGGTGGTACAATAGGACTTGAGGATCGTAAAAAACACTGGGAACATAATAAAGAAGTTCTCGCAGACTAAAAAGGAAATTATGATATGAGTATGGATCTTGATGTGAAAATATTTCTAGACGCTTGTGATCAACAACCTGGCGGCGACAATGTTTATCTTTACAAAGATTTAATTGTAGAGGAATTTAGAGAATTTATTGAGGGCTATAATACCGAGAACGATATCGACCAACTCGATGCATGCATGGATTTGATTTGGGTCGTTCTCGGTTATTGCCATATGAAAAAATTCGATATTAGAGGTGCGTGGGATGAAGTTGCCCGCAGTAATCTAAATAAAATAGATTCTAAAACAGGCAAAGTCATTCGCCGCGAAGATGGTAAGATTTTAAAACCTGAAGGTTGGACACCCCCGGATTTAACTAAGTTTGTTTGATGTTCAATCATATTCATTATGAATACCCAACTTTAAAAAGAGTAACATCGAGTGACGGAACTCGTGTGTATGAAACTCCCACGGGTAATAAATATCCATCTGTCACTACGGTCACCGGATTACTCAAAAAAGATATAATCCAAGCTTGGCGCAAAAAGGTAGGCGACGAAGAAGCAAATAAAATATCTAGTACCGCAGCAAGACGTGGCACCAGAATTCACACACTTTGCGAGAAGTATCTTCTAAATGAAGAAGTTCCATTAGGAATGTTTGACCATGAGATGTGGAATTCGCTACGTCCGCTTCTTGATGACATAGACGACATATATGCTTTAGAACAACCTCTATTTTCTAATCATTTACAAGTTGCCGGTACTGTAGATTGTATTGCTAAGTATAAAGGTAAGTTGTCAGTTATAGATTTCAAATCTTCTAGAAGATTAAAATCCAGAGATGATATTCATGATTATTTTATTCAATGTTCTGCATATGCAGTTGCCTTTGAAGAAATGACCAATATGCCTGTTTCTAGATTAGTAATTTTAATGGGAGTAGACGACGAAAAACCATTGGTCTTTAATGAGAGACGAGATGATTGGATTGAAGAATTTAAAACACTTAGATTAGAATATAAAAAAGCGAAAGGTATATAATGTTTAAAGAAGAATTGTACGAAGTAGTTAAAGGTGCTATTTCTGAAGAATTATGTTTACATTTAGATTTAGAATTTGAATTGCTTAAAAAATTAAGATATTTAACTTCTCAAATGTCTGAAGAAAATAAGTATTCATTTAACGATAAACAAGTTACTAATAGTTTCGCACACTATTCTGCATTATGTTTTGAAGCGTTATCATTACAGTTGCAACCTATGATTGAAGAAATTACTGACAAATCTTTATATCCTACTTATACATATGCAAGAATTTATTATACTGGTGCTACTATGGATAGGCACACTGATAGACCAAGTTGCGAATTTTCAACAACAGTTAATATTACCATAGATCCAGAACCATGGGAAATATGGTTTGAAAATTTAAAAGGTGAGCAGAAAGCAATTAGTTTATATCCTGGAGATATGATAGTATATAAAGGAGATACCTTACCTCATTGGAGAAACGAATATAAAGGTGTTAGACAGAATCAAGCATTTTTACATTATGTAGATAAAAAAGGCAAATACAGAGATTTCAAATGGGACCATAGACAATTTCTTGGATTTCCTGCACCGGTTGGGAGAGGTATATAATGTCTTCATTAAAAGAATTAACTGCCGATAAACATAGAGAAGCAGAGTCACAACCTTTTTTAAAATCCATATTTGCGAGCAATGTAGATGTAGATAAGTATACCGATTACTTATATCAATTATTACACGTATACCAAGTCTTAGAATTTTATGCCGATACTCATAACTTATTTGAAGGGGTTGAGGATATCAAAAGATCAAAACAAATTGAAATGGATTGGATAGAATTACTAGGAGATAAACCTAGTAATATGCTTAATAAACCCACTGAAAATTATATAGACTATATTCATAGTATTAAACACGAGCCCGAAAAAATAATGGCTCATGTATATGTTAGGCACATGGGAGATCTCTTCGGAGGACAGATGCTAGCTAAGTTATTGCCCGGTAGTAATAACTTTTACAAATTTGACAATATTCAATCTTTAGTAAAAGGTATAAGAGAAAAAATTGACGTATCGCTTGCAGAAGAAGCTAATGTTGCATTTGATCATAATATTAATATGATAAAGGTGTACAATGATTGAAGTTTGGCCACAAGCTAATAAACTTGCTGAAAAGATTATTTCTAAATTTGGTACATATGATGTAGTAGAAATGGATGAGAAGTATCAGCATCATACCACAGATTTTGTATGGAAAAATTATCTTTGGACGGATTCTGCATTTAGACGTGCTCATATAGAAATAGTAGATGCTACCAAACATAAAAAGATGTGGGTAATGCATATGTGTATCTTTCCTCAATATAATTCGCCCGATCCTATATTTGGATTTGATATAGTTTGCGGACAAAATAAAATTACTGGTGCTTTCCATGATTTTTCCCATGTAGATGAATCTCCAATTTATAAATGGTATCAAAATAAAATGGAAAATATAACTTGGAATAAACCAAGAGAATTACCAGAATGGGCTAAACGAATTTTTAGTCCTCAGATGCTGGCAGCAGGCAATATACAAACACAAGAAGAATTTGACCAATTGGCAAACACGGTGCTTGACAACTTAGATCATTACCTATATAATATAGGTGTAATCTACTCAGGTAGAGATTATAAGGATAGACATAACATATATTGTAAGAATCAGAAATTGAATCCTCACACCCCAGCAATGATGGTTAATATTGGGGTAGATAAAAATGTGTTTATGAATTTTATGGATGAGATTCTTTTCCCGGAAGAAAAATGAATAACGAATTAGAACCGTATGTCTTAACTGACAGTTTAGTAATAACGAAGAAATTTAGATCACCTAACGAATTTTCTCTTTACATCGAGGAACGAGTGGTACGAGAAAAGATTGGTTATATGGATGCAATAATTAACTATTGCGGAGAAGTAGATATTGATGTCGAATCTATATCAAAACTTATAAATCAATCTTTAAAAGATAAAGTTCAAATGGAAGCAGAAGAAGGCAACTACTTCAAAAAGAGAGGACAATTACCACTGTGACTATGGATGAATATTCAGTATATAAAATGTACCTGGCTCTTAAATTACATTTCACTACAGATCAGTATGATGTAATTAAACAAAAGGGTAGGATACGAGCAAGCCGTCAAGCGTTTGCTAAACGTAAAGATATATTCTCTATTAGAAAAGTTTCTAAGACTTATTCGGATGAAGAAGTGGCGAATTTTTTAGTTGCCAATTTTACATCCGGAGATCGCTGGGGCGGACTATTTGACGCAGAAGCTAGCGAACGATATACAGAATGGCAAAAGAAAGTTCAAAGCTTATCTTACGTTTTTAGTAATGATTTAGATGCTCTATTAGAAGAGTTAGAAGCTGAGAACAAAACATTCGACGATGCCTTCACGATTGCAAAAACCCAACATCCATATATAATTAAAGCATTTCTACGGAAAACAATTACCCTAGAAACTTTAGTTATTCTGGAAAAAATTAATCCATTTTTAGACAACTTTGATTTATATCTAAGTGGTGATATTATGTGGCCTGATATTTCCAGATTGATTAGAAAGTATAAACCCTTTTTACAAATTGATAAGGAAAAGTATAGTGGAATACTTAGACGAAGAGTTGGACGTGACAGCACAGAAAATTAATAACTTGGAAAAAGAGTTAGATATAACCAGACATCTTTTAGAGCAAACAATAAATTCTCTAAAAGAGACTCAGCGTTATCTTATGAAGTTGGCATATACACAAGCAGACTTAACTAAAAAGGTTTCTACTTGGCCATTTATTACTGTATCTGATAAAGATGAATAATTTTAGGAGTTTTTTAAAAATTTTAAAA